GGGAAAAGGCCGAATGGACCGTTGCACTCTCCACCACCTCCGAGAAATACCGCGCCAAGGCCGAAGAATCGCCCCAGGAACTCTCGGAACAGCTTCAGGCCAGTATCGAGCAGGTGCAGGCCCGGAAACGCGCTACAGCCGATCCTACGCCCATCCGTAGGCCAGCCAAACGGGCGTTAGCGCCGGAAGTCCAGCCCCGACTGTTTGACTGGGAGCGCGCATGAAGCCCGTTGTCGATTGGTCAGTCTACGCGCTCAAGCACCCACGAACGGGACAGGTCTGTTATGTCGGCTGGACTTCTCGCAGCCTTAATCGCCGCCTTCAAGCGCATGTCCAACAGGCCGTCACAACGCGGCGCAAGGTACGCGGCAACGCCAAAAACAGATGGGTGCTGGCCTTGTTAAGCATCGGCATGAAGCCAGAAATGGTGGTGCTTGAATCCGGGGTCGACGATGGATGGAAACTCGCAGAGCCCAAATGGATCGCTTTCTATCGTCAGCAAAACCCAAAACTCCTGAATCGTAGCGACGGAGGCGAAGGGAACCCCGGATATATTTTCACCGCCGAAGTCCGCAAGAAAATCAGCGATAAAAACAAAGGCCGTCCGATCACCCCAGAGCATTTGGCGAAATGGGTTGAGGCCGCACGGATTGCAAACACAGGCAGACCACGCAACCCCGAGGCCGTAAAGAGCACCGCCGCGAAACTTAGAGGACGGCCACGGCCAGCCGAAGTCTGGGAGAAATGCCGCGCTGCAAACAAAGCCCGTATCGTGTCGCCTGAAATCCGCGCCCAAATATCCGCCCGCCGTAAAGGGACCAAAGCGTCACCCGAGACCCGCGCCAAGATGAGCGAATCCCACTTGAAACGGCTAGCATCGCGCGAAGCCACAAGGGTCTGGTTTCCTACCAAATGGGACTTCTGGAAATACACGAATCGAAACCACCGAGGTGAACTAAAGAAGCGCTACCCTGCTAATTTCGACTTCGTGAAATCAGGGATGGACCCCGCGCAGATCGCTACGTGCAAAGCTGAGATGAAGATCGACCTTGCCGCTTTACGCCAACGATTACAGGACTTGACCAAAGAGCGTGATGCCGTCGCCGCAGCATCGGAAAAACGCCTGAACAAGATCGACACAGCGCGGGAATATCTAATCCATGAAATCCAGGTTCAATCAGGCGAGAACGGCGCGCGGGAATGCGAGAACGAAAGGCAGGCCGCATGAATAAATCCGAAGACATCGGACTGTGGGAGCGCCAATCATGAAGGACAAAACCAATATGACCCTAAACGAAGCCTTCGACATGCTCCAGGCGATAGGCCCAGCGCGCGCCGTGGAGAAATGGGGCACCGATGGGATGAAATCCGATAGCCTTGTACACGCGTGCTCTATCACCCTCTCCGGATTGAAGATTGAGCCATTGGAAGACCGAGACAAAACCGCTGAAATAATGGCGCACATGCTGTGGCTGGTGGCTATCGCTTTCGAGGCTGGACGTATCTATGAGGGAGGCACCCCCGCATGATGCCTGAGAAACCGTCGTCAAATGGGCACCGTGCGCGCAAGGTGGCCGACGCTCCGTACAAGTCCTTCCTGAGAGCAAAGCAACTGCGATCCGTGCCGGCTGGATTTGATCCGAGTCAACCGCTCAACCCTAAACTGTTCGATTTTCAGCGGGACATCACGAGATGGGGATTACGTAAAGGGAAGTGTGCGTTTTTCGAGGACTGCGGACTAGGGAAGACGCCGCAACAACTGGAATGGTCGCGGCACGTCCACATGAGGACCAACGGTCCGGTACTCGCGTTCGCACCCCTCGCGGTATCTCTTCAGACGCAGCGCGAGGGAGTGAAATTCGATATCCCCGTCAACGTCTGCCGTCAACAATCGGACCTTCAGAAAGGCGTGAACATCACCAACTACGAAATGCTGAAGCACTTCGACCCGCGCGGCATCGCTGGCATCGTATTGGACGAAAGCTCCATCCTGAAAGGCGATGGCCCGATGCGGCGAGCCATCACGGACTTTGCCGCCCGCATCCCTTACCGTTTGGCGTGTACGGCTACCCCGGCCCCAAACGATCATATGGAATTAGGCAACCACGCCGAGTTTCTGGGGATCATGTCGAAATCCGAAATACTGGCGACGTTCTTTGTGCATGACGGTGGCGATACATCCAAGTGGCGACTGAAAGGCCATGCCGAAGCCGCGTTCTGGCAGTGGGTGGCATCGTGGGCCGTCATGGTGCGCAAACCTTCAGACCTGGGATACGATGACGGCAAATTCGAGTTGCCACCCATCGAGTACCACCAGCACACCGTAAACGCGGAGTGGACCGCCGATTATCTATTCCCAGTCGAAGCCAAGACCCTTCAGGAACGCCGTGGCGCCCGCCGTGATTCACTATCCGAACGGGTGAAACTCGCCGCCGATCTGGTGAACTCGAGCACCGAACAGTGGATTCTATGGTGCGGATTAAACGACGAAAGCAAATCACTGGCGAAGGCGATACCGGATAGTGTGGAAGTCACCGGATCGGACTCCGACACCCACAAAGAACAGACTCCCATGCGATTCGTGGATGGCGACGTGCGAGTGCTGGTCAGCAAGCCCGATATATTCGGATTCGGCATGAACTTCCAAAACTGCCATAACGCCGCGTTCGTGGGACTGTCCGACTCGTGGGAATCCGTCTACCAAGCGACCCGGCGAGTCTGGAGATTCGGCCAGGCGAGCCCGGTCCACATCCATTTCATCACCGGAGAACTCGAAGGCGCCGTAGTGCGCAACATCGAGCGAAAGGAAAAGCAGGCCCGCGAGATGGCCGAATCCATGCTAGGCCACATGCGCGAGATCAACGCCGCCGAGATCCACGGCACCATCCGCGAGACCGAATCGTATTCAGCAAAACGAAAGGTAACCGCCCCCTCATGGCTATAAAAGCGATTAACCAGCAGATTACCGACATGGCCGCGCTGTACCAGGGAGACTCCGTCGAAATCCTCGCCGCGCTGCCCTCGGAGAGCATCCACTACGCTATCTACAGCCCGCCGTTTGCCAGTCTGTATACGTACTCCAATTCCGAGCGCGACTTGGGCAACTGCCGATCGCGGGAAGAGTTCTTTGAGCACTACCGCTTCATCGCGGCGCAACTCTACCGGCTGCTGAAGCCTGGGCGGGTCCTATCGTTCCATTGCATGAATCTTCCGAGCACCAAAGAGCGCGACGGATTTATCGGCATTCACGACTTCCGCGGCGAGCTGATCCGAGCCCACCAGCAAGACGGGATGATCTTCCATTCCGAGGTTTGCATCTGGAAAGACCCGGTTACCGCCATGCAACGGACCAAGGCAATCGGCTTGCTTTACAAGCAACTCCGTAAGGACTCGTGTATCAGCCGGCAAGGAATCCCCGATTATCTGGTGACCATGCGCAAGCCCGGCGAGAACCCCGAGCGGGTGACCAAGACTCACGAATCGTTCCCCGTCGGGAAGTGGCAGAACTACGCGAGTCCAGTATGGATGGACATCAACCCAAGCGATACCCTGCAACGCGAATCCGCCCGAGAGCACAACGACGAGCGCCACATATGCCCGCTTCAACTTCAGGTAATAGAGCGCGGCATCGAATTGTGGAGCAACCCCGGAGACGTAGTGCTCTCCCCCTTCGCCGGCATCGGAAGCGAGGGGTATATTGCCATCAAACAGAAGCGCCGATTCGTCGGAATCGAGTTGAAGGAGTCGTACTACAAGCAGGCGTGCATCAATATCGGCAACGCCGAAAAAGAAGGCACGCAGGATACCCTATTCGCTCACCACGAGCAGGAGTGACCATGCCCACTCTATTTGACATGGAACCCACGGAGGACCCGCAAAATGCCAATGCAGACCGCTAGAGAATTCGCCAATGCAGCCGCCAGCATGGGACTGCTAGCCACCCAGTTCAAGCCAGACGATTCAGACCCATACCAACAGACCCGGAAGCTGATTCAGTTCCATCTGATCTCAGCAGCCAACAAAGCAAGAGAAATTGCCGAAGCACTGGCAC